CTCTCCTTGTTGAATCACATTTTTCTCAACAACTAGATTGATAACTGTTTGGTATTGTGCACTTTCAGTTATGAATGCGTTACCATTCACATGGAGATTACCATTTACTGTTAAAATACCATCGCTAATACATACATTTGCACCATTAAAAACTGCTACATTTGAACCCGGCTCATAATCAGTACCACCGTTACCCACAGTCAAGAAATTTCCAACTGATAAATTTGTAGAATGTATATTTCCGTCAACCATCAACACATTCGCTGCATCATTATCAACGATAAATACTTCGCTAACATTTATAATATTTGAAACTAGAACATTTGTAGATGAAACGTTACCTTGTGCGGTAACTAAATGCTGATTTCTACGGTCAATAATGAATTCATTATTTGGTCCAATCTGAAACTCGTTTGTAGCACTCGGTGCCGAAATACCAATCTTATCATTCACATACAAACGCTCGGCACGAATACCCTTGGTCACATCAAGAACGATATTCGTTGCTGTATCCTCTACAAAAATATTTGAACCTATAGAAATATTCTTTGTAGGATTTGTATTAGAAATAGCAAATCTCTCTGCTGTGATAGTTTCGACATCAATCTCTTTTGTAATAATACTTTTTACGTCAGTAAGTACATCTTGCTCGACTGGGTCTGCGTCTAGACTGGTTACAAAAACCTGATCGAAACGAGCTGTCCTACCCATCTATACCTTAATTACCGAATAAAATTCCAGCTAAACCATCCTTAATTCTTAGAACATTATAGTTTACTGCATATATACTTAACTCCTGAGTACTTGGTCTAAGATTACCCTTCTCCACACCTCGTAATGAAATTTTGGCATTATCGATACGACTGAAGTTTAGGGTTCCTGATGGATTATAGTCTGATGCATTTAGACAGAAGTGATACGCGAAGTACCTTGTATTGAAAAGTACGTTGGTTTCGTGGACAAAATCGGTCGCACCGTACGATGATTTATAATAGTTTTGTACTGTGTGAAAATAATTTGGAGACATCCGTTCAAGGATCGGGGTTCCATTGATTTGGATATCACCACTTAAAAATGTCAAACGATCGTTCGCAAAATCATCACTTAATGCACCAAAACCAAAAAAGAGTGATTTAACAGGATGATTAAACGACGAAATATCAAATGTATTATCACCACCCCCTAGAGAGTTATTAGTCACGGTCTCCATTGGAAGAACTATCTGTTGTGTTTGTGTGATGATAAAGTCGAGACTTCGATTCACAAGTGATTCTCGTTCTTCTTTATCTAGGTAAATATAGTTGCCGTATACATTAATTCGTTTTTGTACATCTGTAAGATTTAGAACTGAATCATTATAATATGTGTCATCAAAATTGACTTTGATTTCAACTTGATGATGTTGTAATGCTAGAAGGGGTAAGAATGCCTTATGATCACAAAAAAAGAAATGAAGTGGGAGAAATGCTGGATTGGATTTAGAAACTTTGTTATTCAATTCTTGTGTCTTAGTCCATGTGTCAGACATATAATTGTGCCATATATCCGAGTAATAATCAAAATGTTGAGAATCTATTTTTTGACCCCCTATATAAAGCTCGATAGTGGAATTGTAAAAAAGATTAGAAGACATGTTTACGGCATCTACACCGACTTTCTCAAACCAAATACCATTAATGATATCACCTAAAACTGGTATAGTAATTGAGTTGTCAGTTTGGGTCAACGATTTAATCAATTTTGGAGCCTGAGAAAAATTTGTATGTCTCGTAAACTTCATACGAAAAAAAGAATGACCTTCTTCACTGGTAAGATACACATCTTGAACTCCTTTAGAGACCAACTGTATTAATGCACCCGACATTTAATAGATGTTTAGATTATAAAAACAGACACTTTCCCTGAGGGAAGGCACTCTTAGGTTCTTCTACATTTTTACCGTGTATGTTAAAACCACCTTGACGGTATATCTTCATTCGTTTATAATACATCGCTGTAAATACAGACCATGGATCGTGAACATCGTAGATATGGGGTTCATTATTCTTTCCTTTTGTTTCTCTCATAATTCTACCAATACTTTGTGTAATATCAGATTTAGGAGAAGCTAAAATAACTGTATCTAATGTTGGAATATCTAAACCTTCATGTGCTTGACTAAACGTAGCAAAAATAATCTTTTTCTTGGAAGACTCTTGGAGTTGAGCTTCTTTCATACCACCCATGTATAGACCAGACGTTTTAGGAAAACATTGGTGAAGAAATTCACAATGAAAACGACGATCACTGAGTACTAGAAGCTGACGGGTACCTGCGGATGCTTTTTTTACTAATTCTACTAACATTTTGTTTCTAGCCCTATCTTCAACAAGTTCTGTAATCATATTTGGCATTGAAATTTTACCATTTCTCATAGATGGAGGTGGATTCTTATAGTTTGGTGAATCAAATACGACAGGAAATACTTCAACCTGTCCTTGATTTTTTCGTTCAACTGCAAAAAAGGTGGGTCCCATAAACCAATGAAGAACTTTGGTGAGACCATCTTTCCGTTCTGGGGTTGCGGAGAGTCCAAAGATGTGACGTGGACAAAGTTTAAACAGACTCTGACTAAAAACTTTAGCACAAATGTGATGTGCTTCATCAACAATGACTGTTCCTATACTTTCAAAATCTGAGAAACTGTATTCTTTTAGGGATAACGATTGAAGCATAGCGATGACAAAATCGCAATTAACCTCCTTTTTATTTTGTTGAACAACCCCTATAGTGGCTCCCGGACAAAACTGTTGAATGCGTTCTCTCCATTGATCAGCGAGAAACTGTTTATGTACGATAATCATCGTGCGATATCCAAGTTTAGAAGCTATGGCCAGGGATACCGTCGTTTTACCATAGCCGCATGGTAAAGAAAGGACACCATGCCCTGCTTTAATAGCTGCTCCGAATGCTTCATTTTGGTGTGTAGCATCCCGAAGTTGTCCTGCAAATCGGGTATTAATTTTAGTTGGTTCTGGTCGCTTGTCATATTTAGGTTCTCCAAGTTTAGAAGTTCCATAGAATCTGGGAACGCAGACTCCATTCTTAGCTGGTTTGAAAACTTTGAAAGGCGGTGGAGGAAATCCAAAGTCTCCATTTACAATGGGTCTTACCGTTAATTCTTTTTTAATTTCTTGGATTGGACCTGTATCTACAAGATATCCGGTTCTTGTTAGGGTTGTCATCCTATTATACTCATTTAAAGAATATAAACTTTAAATGAGTAAAATGCCTGTTATTGACGTGGAAGAGAATATCACACAAATTGCGACATCAATGGAAGATATGCAAAAAGAAATCCTTCGCCTCGAAGGTATGCTTCGAACATTTCAAGGGTTCAAGGATGCTGGTTTGTCTACTATCACCCTTCCAGCTGAAATGGGGCGGATTTACCCAGATGAAAAACTCTCTAATATCCAAGAGAAACCACAGTAATTACCAACATTCCAAACTCCTTTGAATTTAATTTCAATTTCTACTTCATCAGTTTGTTTACATGATTGAATAGGACGTCCTTTGACGTTGCACATCACTCTCCTATAACGAAATGGTACCTTCACAGTAAGAATATTTCCATCGAGAGGATTATCAATATTTGTATTTGTAAGTAAGTGCCATTTATTTGTATGCATTCGTTCTATAATTTCCGAGACTTTAGCAGGAATTATATAACGGATATACTTTTTAGAATTGAAATCGTACATGGGTTCATGAACTTTAGCCACAAACTTCATTGATCTCTATTACGATATACTAAAATTAAAACTATAAGTAACACGAGAATGAAAAGTAGGACTTGTGTGAGAAGTAGAGGTTTTAGTGGTTTTCTTGTTCCAAAACATTCATGACTTAGGGCTCTAGATACCTCAGTACCGGCTTCAATACTCGAGTATGGAGTTTCACGAGGAGACATCATACCACACATCGCAACTTTAGGACATTTACCAAAGAATGGGAGTTGACCATGAAGGCTGAGAACCCCAGAGGACTGAGAAAAGGACCATCTCTCCTTTTCTACCTCCCACTCTGCACCCCAACCAATTCGCATATCAACAGGTTCGGGTAAACCAAGTTGTTTTACAACTTCTTCTTTTATGGTTTCGGGATTGGAAGTTAATATTTCTTCGCTGAGGTCACATATGACACATGATATGGTATTGGTACCGAATAGAACTTTAGGTTGTAAGTTCCATTTAGTTTGAGTTGCTATTTCAAGATCCGTTTTCATGACTGGTGTTTCGTCATAATCGATAAGAACATTGATAGCACCATACGTACTTCCTTGTAATTTTTTGGTAGCGTCAGGACCCCAATTATCACCTAAAAACTTCATAGCTGGACTGTTATCTAGACACAAAAAGAGCATTCCATCATCAACAGTTCTTTCATCTGAAAATGTAGCCACAAAGTCATCTTCACCATATTCAACATTCATCAATTCTGTACCAAAAATAAAATTGGCACCGGCGTTGATGAGTGCTTCTTCCATAGCATCACACATTACTTTACCTGACACCTTCTGTGTATACATTTGAGAAAGTGCGGTATGGTCTAAATTTTTTACAAACTCGTACGCTGTCATGACATCCCATGTAACCCCATCCATGATAAGTGGAAAATGTTCAATATATTTTTTACCCTTCTCACTTAGAGACCCTACTGCGTCTTTTAGAGATATACCCTTAAATTTTTGAGGTTGCGCAAGCACTCGAGAGAAAAGAGAAATAAGAGTTCCGTAATCTTTTACACCTAAAGATTTGAAAGCAAAATCAAAATGACCCATACGTTCAACTGGTTGGAACATTTCATTCCAATCGATGTTCATTTCAGAAAATAGCGACTGTGTATTAACAAATGCTTTATCAAACACAATTCTATGTGCGTGAAGATCCCGTGTTTC